CGCGCCATTGAGGCCGCTAACCGGGTTATGGTCGGCGTGGAACGTGAGCGGATTACCCATCGCCAGTGAACTGGCGATGCCGGCGTTGTTCGAGCAGAGAAACTCATCCTCGAAATAGCCAGGCTGGATGATGCCAGCATTGCGGAACGCCATCGGCAGGCGGTATCCGGCGGCGTTGGCCTCGGATTCGCTGGCGAAATGCCCATAAGGCTTGATACCCCACGCATTCGCCGCGAGGCCGTTAGCGCCGGTTCCGACCTTCTCCCAAAACGCGGGGCGCCAACGCATGCACGAGCCGTCACTGTAGATGTAGCCACCGTAGTTGGCGGAGGTGGGGTCGGTATAACTCGCCATCGGCGTCATGCCTGCCGGTAGCGGGCCAGGACAAATACCAACACCGAATCCGGCAGCACCTGGCGCGCCGATGTTGTTGATCAACCAATCCGATGGCCGTACTTGCGCCCAGACGCCGCGCGGCTGGCCATTGCTCAGCCATACCCCGCTCATTGCGCCACCTCCAGGGAACCGGCAGCCGAGCCGCCGGTTTGCTTGGCACGGATCGCGGTGACGCGACCCACGATCACATCCTCGCTGGCGACGGCGACGCCATTGAACAGTGGCGCGGTGTACCAGGTCGCGGTATCGGCCTCAACCTCGGACACGGGGCTGAGGGTGTAACGCACCGTGACGGCGCCGCCAGCTCCAGGGTTGGCGCGAACAGTAATCCCGGTACCAACAATCTGCACGGCCTCCTGGTACGTATCATTGGCGGGCAATGACTGGCGCAGCGCGGTCGCCTCGGCTCGATAGGCGATCATGCGGCCTCCACCACGCCGCCCGGCAGCGCGTCATGCGCGACCTGGGAAAGTGTGACGGTGGTGCCGATACCATAGCGGCGGCCATCGTGTTCCAACGGGCTGAGTACGGTGTATTCCCCCTCCGGGGGGGCGTCCTGCGTTTCGAGCGCGCCGGCATCGGTGACGACAGGATCAGCGGCCACCACGGGCGTGCCCATGGTGGCCTGATCCGACACGTCCACCTGATCCGGGCTAGAGTCAGCCGCGGCGGAAGTATTTGGGGCGGGGGTTGCGGCGGCCTTGGCCGGCGCTTTCTTGCGAGTTGCCATGACGGGCTCCTGGTTGGATCGTGGGCGCTTGCCTAAACCCCCTCCCGCGAGGGAGAGGGGCTTACCGCAAAAGCCCGATCAGGCGACGCAGTTCTGGAAGAAGTAGCCGGCGTCGGGGGCACTGATCACTTCCTTCAGGCTTTCACCCGAGCGCACCAGTACGCTGCCACGCAAACCCACCTTGGGCTGCGGCATGTCGCCCGCCACCTTGCCGCCGAAGCGGGCCGTGAATCCGAATGTCGGCATACCGAGCAGGGCAGACTGCGGCGCGCTGTGAATCAGCGAGCAGTGCTTACCCCATGCGCGGGCATAGCTGGGGGCCTGGCCGGGCTTGGCGGTGTTGTACATGGTGCCGCCGATCAACACCTCATCCAGCTCGAATAGGTCGGCCACGGCCTGGCGGGCCACCACACCCTGCGCAGTGACACCGCCCGCGCCGGTCGCCTTGATCGACTCCACCACACGCGGGTGCTGGCGCAGCTTGGTCCAGGCGAGCCGGCCGATCACCATCTTGTTGGGGCGTACCAGGCAAGCATCCAGCGCATCGTTGATCACCGCGACCGGGTTGCTGTTGGTGTAGTCGCTCCACTGGCTGGTGCCACTGAGCGTGGCGCGATTGGCTGCGGGGTAGCTACCCAGGGCAAACACGGTGTTGGCCACACGGATCTCGCGAGCAATGCCGACCAGGTGCGTCAACAGCATGGTGGAAATATCCACCGGGTTGAGCGGTCCGCCACTGGACGGCTTGACCATCGCCATCCACGCCAGGATTTCGTCGTTCGGCACCATATCGTCGTGGCCCCAATCCAGCACCTCGTCGACAACTTCCGTGCCACCGAACTCGACCTGGTTCGGTTCCGATTTACGCCCCACCTGGGTATCCGGTACGGTGAACGCCTGCGCGGCGCCATAGGTCGTGTACTTGAACTTCTTGGCCGTCGACACCTCGGGCAGCACCTGCGCGGCGATCATATCCGCTTCCGGGTTCTTGTAGCCGATGGCGATGGCGGTCAGGGTGGGGTTGACCGGAAACGCAGTGGTCGAGAGACCAAAACCCATCAGCGGCAGCGCGTACTCGGCGCCGCCCAAGGTCGGCATCAGACCATTGACGGCAAGCGCGACAGCCAGGACGGCAAGCACCCAGAGAGCCAGGTTGCGGACGGTAAACTGATATTTCATGGAGATGCTCCTAATGCGGGAAAAGGTGAATCAGCCCTGCATCACGCCAGGCGAGAGCAGAACGGGGGCAATATCACCGGAGACGGCGGAGATTTCCGCGAACCCGATGATGCGGACGTTGGCGCCGGCGCTGGGCGCGGCGGCGACCGCCTTGCCGTTGGCGTCAGCAGTGACCGGGCCGCCACGGGTGACGGTGCCACCGAACTCAACCAGCGCGACGCCGATCTTGGTGACGTCGCAGCGCTCACCAGATTCGGCGGCGAGGAGGCCGGTGACACCCATGAGCGAGTCGGTGGCGGCGGCGGCCTGGACCACCTGGCCGTCGGCGGTATGGGGTTTGACGATGCGGCGCGCGGCGATGGCGGCGCCGGCAACCTGGCTCTTGATCAGTCCGGGGTTCATGTGTGCTCCTGGGTGACTGGTGTGGTGGTGTGAAGGATCAGGCCGCGCTGACGCGCTGCACGGCTTCGGCGATGCTGATCTGGCGACCGGCGGAGCGCTCAGACTCCTGGAACTCGACCGCCCTGGCGGCCAAGGCGGTGGGGTCGGCAGTGTCAGCGGCCGGAGGCTTGCCACTCGCGATCTCGCTGAATTCGACGCGCTTGGGCAGCCCCTCCAGCAAAGCCTTGAACTTGGCCAGCGGCGCTTCGGTGGTGGCGGCATCGCCCTCGCCGAACTCGACCGGCGCGGATTGCGCGGCCAGCTCGTAAAGCGTGATGGTAGTGGCCTTCTCGTCGGGCAGCAGCTTGCCGGCCTGGGCCAGGCCCTCGCAGAACTGCACGGCATTGGCGCGACGGGTTTTCGCGGCGGCGGCCTGGTCGGCGGCGTCGCGCGCGGCCTTGTCGGCCTTGAGTTGGGTGTTTTCCGCTTCGAGGGCGGCAGCTTGTTCAGGGGTCACTATGGTCTCCTGGTGGTGAATCCCCCCTTCATCAAAGGGGGGCTTGGGGGAATTTTCAGAAAACTGAGGGGTGGGCTCGGCCTGCGCCTCGCGCAGATCGTCCTGGGCGGAACGCTCCAGGTCGCCGACATCCCAGGCGGGCACGACGCGGTCGGCGGTCTCCTGGCCGAGCTGGCCGATGATCCACTCGCGTAGGCGGCGCCATAGGCCGGCGTTGGTGACGTCGTCGTACTCGGAAAACTCGATCTCCACCGGCTCGCCCCCTTCGCGGAACTGCACCGGGTGCAAGCCCTTGATGGCCGGCGGCACAGCGCCGAGGAAACCAATGTGGCGGGGATACCAGACGCCGGGCACCGGGTTGGCGGCGTCGGTGGGGCGATACCAGGCGACGCTGACCTTCTTGTAGGCGCCATCGCTCACTTGCTCGGCAAACTGGGCGTTGACCTGACGTGGCAGCACATGCAGGCCGGCCGCATCCACCTGGAGCCCGCCGGTCCAGCCGTAAGCCGGGTCGTCACTCTTGGGGTGGCCGACCACCAGGGGCGCCTCATGCAGCGCCGGGTCGTAAGCGGCGGCGCTGGCCTCCAGATCAGTCTGACTGAACGTGATCTCCTCCCCGGCGGCAGTAGTGTGCTTGCCGGCGCGGAAGACGTGGATGGGGGCGGGGGTGTGGGGCTTGTCCATGGCGCCAGTTTCGTGGGCGCCCATGGAGCGGGTAAGGCGGAAAGCCTTCCGAGGCGATATAAGACGTTTTAAGGGGCTTTTGCTCCTCGCCTATGCCGACGTATAGGCTATCGCGTTTGCGTGGCGTGGCATAGCGTCAACCCGGCGTCAAATTCGATTTTCAGATTGGGGATGAAATCCGGTTTCGCATCGACGGGCGTTTTCCACATTAAGTGGCCCCGGAGAGGATGCGCAGGTAGTCCTGCGCGTCCTCCATCACCGCCGCCTCCGCCTCGGGCTGCAAGCGGCCATCAGCGGTGATAGGCAGGAACGGCCGCGCGGGGATGTTCGAGCCGGGGTGGTTCACGCTCTTGCGGAAGATGCCGTTGAAGGCCAGGGCGCGGGCGCGCTTGGCGCGGATGACATGGGGCTTGGTCTGGCCGCCGAGCTGGTGAATGCGCGCATACACCACGTTGGTGCCCACTTGGGCGTAGTCCGGGCCACTCTCCGGGCTGATGCTGCTGGCCAGGCGGCCGGTGTCCTGAAGGATTTTGCCGCCGGCGCGACCGGGCCGAGGCTGGATGCCGAGCCACTTGGGCCGGCCCTGGGCGGCGAAGTTCTCTTCGGTCTGGTCCATCAGCGTGCCGGCGAGGGAGCGCATCAACGGCGCCGCGTCGGCGGTGCCGGCGATCAGGCGGGCGGACTCGCGCTTGAATTCGCCGTCATCGATGACCAGGTCGATCATGGCGCTATACTCGGGGTGCCGTGACGACGCATGGAAATTTTCGGAGATGCCATGCGGCTCCGCCCGTAGGGGACCAACGGATGCAATGGTGGGACTTCCGGCCACCCGTCACGGCTTTTCCTTCAGCAGCGGCAGGTAGCGCTTGCGGTTGGTCAGGCGCAGGGCGCCATCCTTCCCGGGCGGCAGCCGATAGGCATTCAC